CTATAATAAATTTAGGAGGTATAGATATTTATAATGATCAATATAATACACCATCTTTATATATTAAACATAACAATGATGTAGATGATGTAGATGTTGTAAATATATGTGTAAATAATATTCAGAAATTTGTTATATTAAATAATGGTTATATTGGTGTAAATAATATTTACCCTGAATTTGATCTAGATGTAAATGGAATATTAAACGCAACAAGATTAAGTGGTGACGGTGGTTTATTAACAAATGTTAATCTATCTGATAAAACTACAGATGACATACTTGAAGGAACATGTAATCTATTTTTCCGGGAAGAGAGATTGGATGAAATGATTATGTCAAAATCGATCGATATGTTTCAACCAGGGTCTAATATGAGTATTATAAGAAATGGAATATATCACGGGTCTCTTCTTATAGCTGGACAGCTAACTGTCAATAGTCTCAAAGTATTAGATGTTAATGCTTCGTATATATCATCAAATACCTCAAATTATGGAAACGGAGTATTCGATGATAATTTTGGTGTTTCGTCGGAATTTGCAAGTAATTTAGAGTATAATATAATGACTGTGTCGAATATTCTGATGGATACTATAAATAATTTGAATAATATACAAATTTCATCTCTTGACCAGGTTGGTAATGGAACAAGTAATAAATATATATATAATAATATATATAATTCTTCATTAAATGTATTAGGAAAGCTTCAGGCAGAATATGTAGGGGGTGATGGTATGTTTATAACAAATGTAAATTTATTAGATAAAACAACAGATGATTTAAAGGAAGGAAGTAGATATTATTATTCAGAAGATCTTTTCAATAATTCTATTCAAAATATTACAACTGATTACTTGCAAAATGGCAATAGTAACCGTTATATAGTGAATGGTGTATATGAAGGAGATCTTATCATAACAGGAGATTTAACAGTGAGTAGAGTGCAAATATTAGATATTTTTGCAAATGTGTTAAATAGTAATTACGAGACTGACTTTTATAATAGTTCTAATAGTTATGTACAATCGTTAGCGTCATTTATTCGTAATATAAATGCAAATCTAGTTAATGATATGAAATACTTAGATCATAAACTAGGACTTATAATGACATGTAATATGGACGAAACAATTCTTGGAATAATAGCAAATGATTCTAATTTATTATTGAATAAGTTTAGTGAGACCATAAACTATGTAAATAGTAATGTATCTATTCTTAATACTGATGTATATCGAAATATAAGTAATCTTATTGATTATGTGAATGAGAATGTGAGTAAAATAGAGTATTACAATTATTATACTTTAGACGGTTCAAATATTTCATATGTTATGGATGTTGTGAATTCTTCAAATAGCTATTTAGAAGAAGAATTAAATAATAAAATAAGATCATTGACTACTAATAATGTCAAAGAAGGTGTAAATCTATATTATACACCAAAACGAGTAGGAAATATAGCATATGCATCAAATTTACATGTTTCAAATTATGTGATCAGATGTATTAATGAAATAAATACTAAATTGGATAATAGTAATTTAAATGCAGTTAGAAACATAGAGGATAGTGTGAAATTTTTAAACACAAAGATTGATACATGTAATTTGAATATTTCAAATTATCTTGAAAATAAAACAGACATAATACATAATAGAATAAACTGTCTTACATTAGATGAAATAGCTAATGGTTGTAATAATAGCTATATAAAAAATAATGTATATGACGGTTATCTTATTGTTACAGGTGGTATAATAACAAATAATATTGTTATTAGTGATTTACATGAAAACGGATTGATATTGTCATCAAACGCAAAAGAACTCTTGACATCTTCGTCGTTGAATAATAATTCAAATTCATTTATACAGAATTTAATAAATAAGCTCAATATTCAGAATGAGATTATAGATAAAAATAACAATATAATTAATCTGCTAACATCTAATTTTCAATCATCATTAAATATTGGTAATAATATAGATTTTGCTTTATTTTCTTCAAACTTAGATTTAGCTATATATACAATAGATCAATATGGTGAACTGATATTTTACAATTCAAACCAAATACAAACTCTTACAAGCAATTTTGATAATTCTTTAATGGAAACAAGAAATAATTTTAATATATCACTTAATAATCTTAATAATACATTTACTTCACAAATGTACTCAATAGATAATAGTAATCTAAAAAATATAAGTGATTTGCAAAACGATAATATAATACAACAACAACAAATTTTAGGTCTTACTAGTAATTTAGAAGAATATATCAATAAAATAAAACATTTAGAAAGTGTAAATATATCGCAACAGAATGAAATAGACATATTAAATATAAATATGCAGATACTATATGATAAAATAGATGCTATCGAAAAATCAAGTTGATATATTAATAAAAATGTTTTCAAGGGTGTAAACAATCAATATTGAAGATGATTTATCTAAACTTCTTTTTCTCTTGTTGACTTTTATTTCTGTATAAGTGTTTTCTATATCTACTATAAAATGGTACTATATTAAATTATAGCGTTATAATTCTGAAACTCATACTTTTATTACTTCACATCCTTCGTCTTGTGTGGGTTCTTCAAAATATTTTTTATATACGTTATAAACTATTTTAGGAACACCATTGCCATCTTTTGCTCTTTCATTATTTCTATATATAGATTCTTCCAAAGATGTCGTTATATAAATACATCTCACTGGTATGTTAAATGTTTTGGCTATTTCTATAAATTCTGCTCTCTTTTTCTTTGAAGCATTTGTTGAATCAATAATAACAGAATGTTTTTCTTCTAACATTTTTCTAGTATAATTTGTAATTTTTTTCGTTGTTTTGAGATCGTCTCCGCTTACAATTTTGTATGTATCATTAAAATGTTTCTTGGCAAATGTTGTTTTACCACTTCCTGGAAATCCAATAAGTATTACCATTTCTTGACCATCTTTATTGAAGTTATCTATGATTTCGATGCGATCTTCTTTTTCAAATGGAAACATTTCCTCTGGTTGTTTTATTTGTATTCCTATATTATTTGCAAATTGCTTGTCGTTATCACTCCAATCAGCAGCTCTTCCGAGAGCATCTCCGCAGTAGAATGAATGCTTTTTATCCCATACCTTTCGAATATTTTCATTAAAAATGTGAGGATTTGGTTTATAGTGTTCTTTATCGGTCGCTATTACAATTAACACAGGGATATTTAGTAAACCTAGAACTTCTTTTATTTGATCTATTTTCCATGGCTTACTTTGATTTGTAAATATAATTATGGAATAACCCTTTGCATAATACGATTGTAAAATATTTGGGACATTTGGACGCAACCATGTCCAATCTTCTATATTTTTGGGTATAGTATGATTAGATTTTGGTTTCACAAGTGTCCAATCATAATCAAATGATGCAATCTTTTTACGAAATCTAAATTTATTCAAAGAAATAGTTTCCATTATATGATAAAAATATATTACATTTATATCATTTTTAACACCAATATAGCATATTATTTCATAACATACCCATGATACCTTTGACGTTTTTGTGTCATAGACTTATTCATTGTCATAGACCTTGTGTCAGGTCTATTTTTTTGCAATTGTCTGGTATATAATCTATATTGACCATAATATGAACACATATTTTTTTATTATATTATATTATAATGGTAGATTATGTATTTTGGAATGAGCCAGATAAGGATTTATGCTGGTTGTCGGCAACACTAATGTGTATATTTGTAAGTAGTGGTAGTAAAAATCTTATTTATAATATACATAAACAATGTAGTGATAATTCCAAACAATCTAGTGATAATGTTTATAATTATTTATTAAAATTATTTTGTATTATTTATGATAAACCTAAAAATCATGCTGAAGATCAAATATCTTATACAACTGAAAATGGTGAAGATAATGAATATACGTTATATGGATTAGGCGAGATCTTAATCAAATTGAACGAATTGGAACCCGAAACATTTTATATTTATTTTGATGAAAAAATGCTATTGAATTTTTCTAATTCTAATACTAAAAAACATAAATATTCAAGTCCAAGTTCAAGACTAGGTCCAAGTTCAAGACTAGGTCCAAGTCCAAGTTCAAGACTAGGTCCAAGTCCAAGTTCAAGACTAGGTCCAAGTTCAAGACTAAGACCTGGAAAAAAGCAAAAGCTGGAAGGGGGTACTCTAACAAAAAAAATTGGGATTTCGCATATAAATGGAGGATATATTAATCAATATTTAATACCATTATATGAGAAATTGAATTTAAAATGTAAAATAATGAGATATTATAGATCATTACATAGATTAGATTATTTTATATTCAATGATCATGAACTGAGTAGAAGAAGTATTATAAAAGAACCACCACTTTTTAAAGATAGAGACGGTTTTAAAGGCAGTTTTAAAACCAGAGATGAGCTTATAACATATGTAAAAAAAGAACGTATTGAAAATATGCATGAAAAGATTGGTAATCCAGATGTATTATGTATATATTACGATGTTCAAAAATACAATCTCGAAGACGAAGAGAGATTACCTATTATTTTAAATGTTGATAAAAGTTTTACAATACAAAATCTATCCCAATTCATACCTTTAAAAAATGAAATTGAATATGATGGCATATGTTATACATTAGATTCAATCATTTTACACTCTGTTGTATATCAAAGAATTAAACATCAACATACTATAGCTGCTGTTAAACACAATAACAAATGCTATATATATGACAATTTAAATCCAAAATTGATTGAATTAGACTGGTATGAGAATAGAGAAACTATACCAACATTTAGTATTATTAAGTCTAATATCGATTATTCTCAAGAAAGCAAAGTCCCGTCATTTTCATTCAAAGATAGTAACCAAATATATATATATATTAAAAATGATAAAGCAATGGTAAAGGATGGTGGGAACTATGGTAAAAAAAATATAAAATATTATGATCCAAATACAAAAAGATACGTAAAATACGAAACTGCTGTTAAAAGAAAACTTATATTACCTATAAATAAATCAATTATAAATAAAAAATAACTGTAAAATTCTAGATTAAATCTTCAATGGTTCATATCAACAATGGATTACACCGACTGTTTAGGTGCAACCACCGCAAGAACAACTACGACCACCAAAGGCTCAATTACAACCGATTAGATAATAATTTTAGCGTATATCCATCCTTTGGCATTAACGTTGAAATAAAATTTAAGAAATAAATAATAGATGTATTTACACCCTTCAAGATTTGAAGATGAGACATTCTAAATAAAGTATATAAAAATGAAACCATTGTATTATTCTTAGGTTTTTAAGGTTATAATATAATTATCTATTTCTTTTAGAAATATTTAGCCTTATTTCTGTTTTGATTTATGAAAGCAAATATCTAGCATTTGACAATATTTATTATTTTTTTGGCTAATACATTTTTTATTTTCTTCCTTATTTTCTTTTTTTAGCTCTTCTCTTATTTTGATTTGCAAGTTATTACACTGATTTTCAATGAAGAAATTATATAATTTTTGAAAGTATTGAAACATTATATATATATCAAAATATACAAGTATCATTTTTTAATATATTTCAGCAAAATATTGTGGGCTCTGTTTTTTATAAATAGTTGCTGTAAATATTCTCCCTTTATAAATATCAATGTTCAAATTATCACCATCGTTTATTTCATTACACCCAATATTATCATCACAATGCATATTATTATGTTTAATAGGTAATCTCATCATATTGTTCTTATCAGAAGCAGTATAATAATTCCATCTATCTCTATTATTTTTAATTTTTTTAGCTAAAAGTGGGAGGACAATAGGTTCCTTATCAAATTCATTTGCGGTCAAAATACCGATTTGTTGATAATCCATATTATCATATTCTGGTAATTTATTTGGGTGAATAATAGAATTTATATTATTATCACTGTTATGTTTACATACACATTCTTTTTCAACTGTTTTGATAATAATATTTTCCTTAGGATACAGTAAAACATAAATTAAATAACCAATAACAATGAATAATAGTAATAGTAAAAAAACTATAATAATATACAAGTTGTTATAATTATTTTTACATATCATTTTATTATATTATCACATTTTTATAAGATTTTATAGAATTTCCAAAATATGGTAAATATCTATAATTCGGCATTTATATCAAAACCACAATACCCTATCCCATTTATAGATGATATTGGAGTAGTATTTACTAATGATGTAAAACAATAATTTGTGATTTGATGGAACCCCTTCATATATATATATCCGTTATACCATTCAGGATTATCAACCCATGATGTTATACACGGTATACATCTTTTAGTATGATATTGTAATCTACTTGTACAATAGTTTTTATTAGTTCCTGTACATTCAGGATCTGCAGGTATAAATTGTAACAACTGTGTAGATAATCTTTCCCAATATCTTTGACATAATAATAGTTCTATCGTATATGGTCTTAATTCGAATGTAGTTGCAACTGTGCCTTTTTCTAATTGTATACCTGTAAATTCAATATAATTGCATACTTTACTATATATATTTGATGTATTTGAAGTAGAATAACTAGCGTTACTATTCCACATATCATTACTTAATTTACTAGATATATCGTATGAACCTATCATAATAGTCATACCTAAATCATTATTACTATTCCAATTCGATGCTATAGGTGGTCTAGGTACTGTATGATCAAAATAATACCATTCTTCGTTTCTCAGTATATCGACACAAAATACATAAATAAATGTATTATCTGAGTTTTTAATTGATACATTTACTATAGTATTATTTCCTGCATTAGTTCTGATCCATCCAGATATAGTAATAGATATCCCATATTCAGTACCCCAATTTAAGTCAGCAATATTATAACCTTCTATACGTTGATAAGGCGCAATATATGTAAATATATCTGTATTTTTAACTGTAAAACATATTGTATTTCTTATTCCATATGAATATGGTATGTCTATATAATTTAGTTTACGAAGAGATTTTTCAATCATTCCATTAGTAATATCAGTTTCTATAAACCATCTATCAACATCAGAATTACCTCGTTGATTTACAGACATATCACCATTTATTATTTTATTCTTGAAATTAACAAGATCATTCTTTATATATTTAAATTCTTTTGATAGTTCTTTAATTGACTCTACAAATACTGGAGCTAGCCTTTCGTATGAAATTGTAAGATAATTACTTCCAGATTTTGATACAAGTTCTGTATGATTTGATGTTGTTATATTACTTGAATCAAATGGCGCAAGTGATACTATTTCAGGAAGAACCTTATTAACATCCTGTGCAGATAATCCTATTTCTGTCTTATTTGTGCTAACACCAAAAAGAATAGCTTTTTCATTTGGTATATAATAAAATCCATGTAGGTTTTCAACAATAGATAATGAATTTGATAATGGCGCTATCATAGTTTTCAAACGTGCGTCAGAATAATAAGCTGTAATATTTCCGTTTGCAATAATGCTACCAACAACATGTAGAGCACTTGCTGGGTCAGTGGTTCCTATACCGGTATATCCTGAATTATTAATCACTAAAGAATTTACAGGTGCATTATATGCTAGTTTTATCTGCTGTATCCATGTACCTGATGCATTTGTATTACCATAATCGCCTATTACAAAATCATATTCTGTATTAACACCTAATTTATATTGCCGTGATGTATCAATTGCACCACATTTAGCTATTACCATATGCCCATCACTTCCAATTAAAGTTGAATTACCAACACATAATGGTGCAAATGATGCAGAATTTCCTATACCTATATTCCCACCATCCTTAATAGACATTACATTTGTAGATCCATCAAAAATTTGGATTATATCTTGATTACCATTCTGTATTACTTTAAGGCATGGACCATCGTTAGCTTGAGAAACAATTTCTAAATTTTCGGTTTGATATGTCAATGTAGATATATTTGTTGTTGTACCAATTATATTGAGATTTGAAGCTGTCAATGTTCCATTTATGGTTAAATTGCTATTATAATGATTGTTAATTATAAATCTATTAGTATCTCCATTAATAATATTATCTGCATTTAAATTTTTAATAATATATGCCAAGGTATTACTGGTATCCAATACATAGTTCGAAGTATCTTCAATAGATAATGTCAAGATATTACTGGTATCCAATACATAGTTCGAAGTATCTTCAATGGATAATGTCAAGGTATTACTGGTATCCAATACATAGTTCGAAGTATCTACAATGGATAATGTCAAGGTATTACTAGTATCCAATACATAGTTCGAAGTATCTTCAATAGATAATATCAAGGTATTACTAGTATCCAAAATATAGTTCGAAGTATCTTCAATGGATAATGCCAAGGTATTACTGGTATCCAATACATAGTTCGAAGTATCTACAATGGATAATGTCAAGGTATTACTGGTATTCAATACATAGTTCGAAGTATCTACAATGGATAATGTCAAGGTATTACTGGTATTCAATACATAGTTCGAAGTATCTTCAATAGATAATGTCAAGGTATTACTGGTATCCAATACATAGTTCGAAGTATCTACAATGGATAATGTCAAGGTATTACTAGTATTCAATACATAGTTCGAAGTATCTTCAATAGATAATACAAAGGTATTACTGGTATCCAATACATAGTTCGAAGTATCTACAATGGATAATGTCAAGGTATTACTAGTATTCAATACATAGTTCGAAGTATCTACAATAGATAATACAAAGGTATTACTGGTATCCAATACATAGTTCGAAGTATCTACAATAGATAATACAAAGGTATTACTGGTATCCAAAACATAGTTCGAAGTATCTACAATGGATAATACAAAGGTATTGCTAGTATCCAATACATAGTTCGAAGTATCTACAATGGATAATGTCAAGGTATTACTGGTATCCAAAACATAGTTCGAAGTATCTACAATAGATAATACAAAGGTATTACTGGTATCCAATACATAGTTCGAAGTATCTTCAATAGATAATGTCAAGGTATTACTTGCAGATAATATATATTCCATAGTGTCTAATGATAAAATATCAATAGTATTATCAAATGTTTCATTTAAATATAGAATATAGTTTGAAGTAGTGATAAGATTATTTGAAAGTATATTAGATAATGATAGAGCTTCACTTAAAATATAATTACATGTATTGTCTACATTTACAGATAAATTGTTAGAAGTTTCATATATTGCTTGAATTAATAAATTGCTATTATATGACGTTACTGACGATGTGTCTATTATTTGGCTTGAAAGATTGTAATATATATCAGATATAAAATTCGAAATATTTTCTAAAATAGTATTACTTGTAGATATAGAATAATTAGTTATGGAATTACTTGTATCTTCGATAAATTGTAATAAAGTATTACTATTTATAATGATTTGATTAGATATATTAACAACGTCATGTAATAATAAATTGGTATTTGATGAAATAAGATTAGATACATCATTAAAATTGTTTATACAATTATTGCTTGTTGTAAAAACATAGTTACAAGTATTGATAATGTATTCATGTAAAATATCATAATTATTTACAAGAGTATTTGATGTATCAAATATTGATAATAATAAATCATTATTAATTTTATTTTGATAATTAGAAGCATCTACTGTTGATAATATCAATGCGTTTTCAAAATAATTACTAATATTATTTATATTCATTGATAAAAAATCTATAGTACTTATTATAAGATTTGAAGTGTGATATAATTCTAGCTGTAATTTATTACTTGTATTTGAAGTGTTTTCATAAATTTTTTTGTCAATATCTAAAATATAATTGGACGTGTCTGTAATGGATTTTTCTAGATAATTACTGTTATTTATTATTGAATTTACTATATTATTTGATGTATTAGTAATGATAATAGTTGTATCATTAAACTGAGTTTGAATTGGATTAGACACACCAGAAAGATATTCTAATTCTTGGTAAGTAACATTATTAATATTACCAGATAATTTAATATTACCATCAATATGTAATTTATCTGAAGGATTAGATATACCAATTCCAACAAAACCAAAATTATTTATTGTAAATACTTCAATGTTGTTGCTATGAAATTCTGCAATATTTAGAATACCATTTTGAATAATTTTTAAAGCAGGACCGTCTAATGTTTCGCTAATAATTTCTAAATTTTCGGTAGTATAATTGTTTGTATTTATAGTAGTAGTAGCTCCAATTACACTTAAATTACTTACAACTAAATTAGCATTTATAGTCAAATCATATGGTATTATACCATTTTCAATGAACTTATTATATGCACCATTTATTAAGTCGTCTGTAGTAAGATTACTAATTCTGGTTGTGAAATAATTTGAGTTATTAAATAAATCAATATATATATTAGAATTAAGATAATTTATGTAATTAGATGTATTTAATATAGAATCTGAAACAATATCATTTAATATAGAATTAGTAGAAACTATATAGTTAGAAGTATCTAAAATAGATGATGATAGTTTATCATTAGTGTTTTTATTATAATTAGAGGTATCATTTATAAAATGTAAAAATGTATCAAATACTTGATTACATGTACTCTTTATAAAATTGCAAGTATGAAATATATGATCAGATAGAGTGTTGCTGGAAGTTAAAATATAATTGGAAGTATATAAAATAGATTGTGATAACGAGTATGTATTATTTAGTATATAATTTGAAATATGCAAATTGGATGCTTGTGTTATAATACCAACTCTTTCTGATGTATAAAATAAATTACTACCTTCAATAAGTAAAGAAGTTGTTCCATCTCCTAAACTGATAGTTTTAATCAAAGATCCATTATAATCATGTATATCTAACGATGGTAATCCGTAATTGTCTGTTGTTAAAACGCTATATTTGCTATTTATAGAATTTTGTAATCTAAATTGTTTTGCATGCAGTTCTATGTAATCATTAGATGTATTTATAAATGTAACATTACTACTATAATGCATTTTAATATCGTTTAAAAAAATATAATTACCTGATAAATATATATTTTTCCATCTTTTATTGATATTACCAATATCATAAATGTATGTATCTGGTAATATGTTTCCACATATAGTTGTATTATTTAATTGAAATTTTGCTACTTTTGTATCATTTACACTAATATAAGCTTCTTTGTTTTCAACTGAATTACCATAAAATACTAAATTATTTTCATTAATGTTAGAATTATAGGCTGTTATAGCGATAATTGCATCATTTGTATATGCTGAAATAAAATTTCCGACATATGGTGTATTTGATGTTTTAACTATTAATTTAGCATTTATATTTGAATACATTCAATAATTCCTTCTGTCTAAATAAGATATAATTATATCAATTTCATAAAATCTACATCATAATAATGATCGCAAAATTTTATTAGTAATATAGTTAAACGAGTTAAATGAGTTAAATGAGTTAAACGAGTTAAACGAGTTAAATGAGTTAAATGAGTTAAATGAGTTAAATGAGTTAAATGTGTGATAATAATTGCGAATTATCAAGATTATAAATTTTGTCTGCAATATCTAATGCAGATCTTCTATGAGCTATAATTATCATAGTTGATTGTTGTTTTGTAAAACATTCTTTTATAGTATTTTGTACAGTTTCTTCACAGTAAGGATCTAAAGCGGATGTTGCTTCATCAAAAATGATAATTTGCGGTTTTCTTACAAGTGCGCGTGCAATTGAAATACGCTGTTTTTGTCCACCAGATAGAGAACTTAATTCTGTACCTTCTAATTTGGTTTGATATTGATTTGGTAATTTTAATATAAATTCATGTGCATTGGCAAGTTTTGATGCAGTAACTATATCATCGTCTGTATATGTTTCTAAACCATACGCGATATTATTTGCAATTGTATCTGAAAACATAATACTATCTTGTGCAACATAACCTATTCTTTTTTTAAGCCATTCATTATCATAATGTTTAGTATCTACATCATCAATAAGTATAGAACCACTTAGAGGATTTATAATACCTATTAAAAGTTTTACAATAGTGCTTTTTCCTGAACCAGAAGGTCCTATGATTGCAATTTTATCTCCTTGTTTAATATTAAATGAAAAATTTGTCAAAATATTTTCAGTAGCATTTTGATATTTGAAATATATATTTTTAAATTGTATTGTACCGATTATATCATTAGAAGGAATATAGTAGCCTTTTTGTAAAGATGGTGTATCCAAAATATCAATAATTCTTTTATAAGATTCGCGACAATTTGAAAATTCGTTTTTAAGATTAAGTATAGATTGTATTGTTCCATATAATCCTTGATTATGAAGTACAAATGTAATTAACCCATCTGATATAAGCATATATTTTGCACTTATAATAACAGTAATTGTAGTGATAATTGGCATATTGTATACAATAAATAAATTGATTGCATACATAATGCTTTCATATTCATAATATTTTGAAATATTTTTACTCAATATATCATGTTTTTTACGTGATAATTCTTCTGTAGCAAATGTCTTAATTAACGATACATGAGATATTGTTTCATGAATAAAAGAATTATGTAATTTATTTGCATCTTCAAATCCCAACATTAATTTACTATGCATTTTATCATATATTTTTGATATTAAAAAATTAAAAGGAATTATTATTATAGCGACAATTGTCAATTTCCAAGATATGTTTATAAGAAGCCAGCATGTAATAATAATACATATAACTGATCTACTTATTACATTTATATTCAATGAAATAACATTTGACACCAGTCGAACATCATTTGTAATGAGTTCTAATAATGAGCTAACTGGTGTTATCTGATAGTATTCGCTTGGTTGATTGAGTAATTTTTCATAAATAATACATTTAATTCTATGTTTCATACGATTTTGCGAATATGTAAAAAGGGACCCTCTTAATGATGTTGTCATTATTGTAATAATACTTGCTTTTAGTAATAATAGTAGTCTTTCATTAGAAAAATCACCTTGCATAATACGACTTGTATGTTCACTAACATATACACCAAAATACGAAGCAATACCGCCTGATATAAGACCTATTATAACATATATAATATCACTTTTGCATAATTGTAAATATCTTATAAACATTATACTTACTCTATGCTAATATTCATTTATATCTTTGAATTTTCAAAAAACTTTATATAAATATATCAATTGATTTGCTAATTACGTCTCATTAAATCCAAATATAAAGAGATAATCGCACATTGCCAGTCTGGAATATCAGCTACCATACACACACTCCTTCTAAAACTTTGCGTAGATTGTTCGTCTGGAGACATAAAACCAAGAGGATAATCAACTCTTGGCGGATCGCAATAAAATGTAATATCCATTACTACTTGAGCAGATACGCGATTTTGAATAGGTTCTCTTGAGTGACGGCGCAATACTTCAATTATTACATCCTTACGACGTACCGTTTCGTTTCTATCCCTGCTCTCTGGTGGGTTTGGGTATCTCCCGTATACGACGAAAACATCTAGAAACATATCATATGGAACATATTCGTCTTCTCGAGGGCTTAATGACACGCCCATCATACTGTTAGCCAAATCATCGATAACGTTTGCGCCACTAAACCCAAATACCATTGGATTTCTGAAACATATTTCGCATAAAAAATGTCCACATATTGTCATCATAATAGGGTTGCATTCTTCGTAACATATACAGCATGAAATTTGATTATCTGGATATCCTTTGTATCCAAATGGAGGTTGTAGTTCTTTGCGACATTTAGGACACTTGCGTAAAATTACAGCCCTTTCTGTGTCAATAAGTCTTTCACGAAAACGAATAGTCGCTATACATTCAATTCCTTGCGCGTCAGTTTTCCATATAATAATGCGATCATTTCCTCCTTGCGCTATAATATCTCCGTTTGCAATCCATGAGAAACAATTTAACAATAAAGAATTGCCTCCTATTGTGTGAATAATTGTGCGTGTATTAGTATCCCAAATTTGAACTGCTAAATCATCTGTTGCTGTTACGAAACGATACCCATCCACAATCCATTCAAAATTTACCGTATTGTGATAACAACTCAATGTTTCTGTCGTAGAAGTTCTAGTTTTGGTATTGAAGAAATCGATAAAAGCCACGTTATTTCGAACAACTCGCATTTTGTTGACACTTAGACACGCATATAATTTTCCATTTGGCGTCCACGAAGAAGAAATAATGGTTTTGCATCTTGTCCTTCTTTTTGCTTTTATGATAAGAGATGATGCGATAAGAATAAAGACTGTATTTGAATAAAATGTTGCGATAAATTCACCACAAGGAGACCAATCGATATGAGAGAATGGTTCAGACGGTTTCCGCATTATTTCTTGCATAATGTTACCAAAATTGCTTTCCTGTAAGCTCGCGATAAAACAACATTCGACAATCTTTCCTTCTTTCCAAGTTCTCAGAGAATATGCAATTTTCATCCCACAATTCGATAATGAAAATGAATGATATAATAACCCATACTCATGCGATATCTTGAGCAAACATTCGTATGTTCTGTCATTCCAAATACAAATATCATTAGTACTTGTAGTATGCGACGACATAGTGACCAATAGTCTTGTATCTCTGGTCCACAGCATACGCTTTGTATTTCTTACAACTAATAGATTTGCAGATGTACAATCTGAGACATACCAGAACTTAACACATGTATTGAAGACAACTGCAAAACGTTCGCCGTCCGGAGACCAAATGATTGCAGTAATCCGATGAATAGTATTATAATCGCTTCCTCCTAAAGTATAGCGTAATTCGTAGGAAGGAACATCCCATACCTTGACGATGCAATTACTGCACGCAGAAAGCAGCACATTTCCATTACGCGACAATGAAATTGCGACAACCACACCTGAATGCCCACCATCGTAACGACGCATTCCATGCATCTGTTCGCCATCACCCCATTCTCCCAATACAGTCTCCCAGCTTCTCGACGACATGTCCTAGTTCCTTTTCTTAAAAATGTCGTTGAAAATCCGGAGAATTTTGAATTCAAAAACTTCGTTGAATTTCAAAATTCAAAAAAATCAAACTTTCTTACCAAATGCAGGCGCTCGAACTTTGCGGCGACCCTGATACTCTAGATGCAGGTGCTAAAGTTGTTGACGACGACAAAGAACTTCATAAAGACGACGGTGTTCCTTCTCCTGTCCTGAACGCAAACATCGAGGCGTTCGGGAGATTGAGTTTGGGCGGCGAAATAATTGGAAATACATGCCCGACTTGTAGGAAGATACTTTTCTCCCCTTTCGCCATCAAACTCTTTCTCGTCGACGAAGTTACCTGTCCTGTTTGTCTCGAGGATGTCAGTCCGATAATGGGTCTTGCGTGCGGACATTCTCTTTGCATAACGTGTTTCGATATTCAATTTCCTTTTCCCACGAATGTCCCTAATCTCTTGACCGCTGCTTCGACCGCTTCGACGGCCGCCACTACGACACAGCGCGGCAATGCCGCTATGACACGCGAAGAGGTCGCGGAAAACAGCGCCCTGATCCATCGCAGAGCACACCCCCATCTCTATGTTGGAAACGAGGAGGATTTCGTTTCTTACGAAAACTTCGACAAGGTCTTCAAAAACAACGGCAAGCGCATACAGTCCCCTGGGCAACGCAACACGACGACTACGAGGAGCCGCCTCAGCAAGTTGATCGATGCTGTTTTGCGTTGGAAACACGATCCGGTCAATAATATTATGTCGGCAAATTCCATCAAAGACTTAACGTTTTACTGCAACATCCCACCCGACTTCGAATTCAACCCTTCCTTTTGCGAGTTTGAAATCGCGGAAATGAGGAGATACAGCACGAACTTGATCACGTATGTCTACAGGGATGGACAGGAAATCTCTCCCGAGATCACCGCAAATTATCTGATCACGTGTCTTTACACGAACATGACCAGGAGGTGAAGTAGTTGTTTATTGGTAAAAAACTTGATAGTTATATTAGTTGTCTGGTATACCAATATTTGAGATATTGATGGTTTTTATCATAATAAACTCATGCAAAATACTTGAATATCATAATGTGTTCGTATAATTATTAAACAAATAGCATTTCGAATTTATCGAGACATTCTAATGTATCTTGGTTTACATCATCACTAACTTGAAATTTTATATCATGATAATCTATATCGCATATATCTTGTAATATATTATAATACTTGAGATATATTATGAAAAGTTCGTAAATATTCAAGGTAGTTTTATACCAATTATTTTCTAATACCATTACCCTAAATTTTAATGAATTATAAGCAAAATTATCAATATGATATAATGTTTGAATATTATTTACGAGATAATTCATAAGAATATTTGAAATAGATGTATGAAGATAATTATACGGATTATTTATTTGAAAATCACCTGTTATATACACATTTATCATTGTTAAAATAATTTTAACACACATTATCGAACTATATCTAGTTTTATCATCAAACTGTAAAAGAAAATATATATTAAATCCATATTTGTTATTATTATTTATCATATTGTTAGAAATATGATGTATTAGTTTAATAATATTTTTATATTCAAATGCTGAATATATGATAATATCAAAGAATTCTTTATTATTTATTTTATGAATAGCTAGAGCATTTTGACACATAATGTTATCAGTAATGTTCGTAAATATATCTAAATTTGTTAATTTCAAACCAAATAAATCATTAATCAGTTCGCATTCTTCAAAACTCAAATGTTGTTTCATTATCAAAGAAAATACATCTTTGTTTAAGTCAAATATGGACATGTAAAAGTAAAAGTAATATTAAATAAAATCATTTTTTAACAAGTAGTAAAGAAAGATAAACTATATATTAGGTTACACAAACTAAATATACTTATATAAATGATGTGATTGAAGTCGTATGTTTTATGTTTCATAATAATACATAATAAAAATAATTGTTTTTATTGTAAATCTTTAAGGGTATAAATCATAATAAGGATCAACATGTTTAAATATTTATCGCATTTTAAAATTAATCTTGAAACAATAAAAGCAATAGATATGTAAATATTTTTATTATGATGTACATTATGTATATTGGTAATATACGGTATAACTAATGATGTTCCATATATAATATGCCACATATTATTACTTATAATATTCTTTCTCACAAGTGTCATTAAAAATGTAGATAATTGTATTGGGAACATAATCAGAAATCCATTATCACAATCTTTTGAAACTAGAATACCAAATAGCGCGAACAATTGTGAAATTGCATAATATTTTTTGTTTAAGTATTGAACTAATTTATTATCCGTATCATATGGAATATCTCTTGTCGTTGTTTTTTCTTCTTGTTCATAAAAGAATGTAACTATATCTGCTAAAATATGATGAAATGCGATAATTGTCAATCGACTATAAAAATATGTATTTATATTTGTAACTGGCATTAATAATGAATGATACATCATACATACTGAACGCGATGTAAATATGATATTATGCAATTGCAATTCTTTCCAAATAATAGCCTTTGTATTAAATCTATTTTTGGGAACACGGAAAATAAATGAAGAGAGTGACAATGTTAAGTGTACGGCAGGCATAATATATGTAATAGCGGAATTTGGATTAAAAAGCATATTTCCATATATTAGTTTGTTACCAATTCTGTATAAATAATGCGCTAAACATCCAAAACCAAGTAATTTATGTATATTAAAAACATCATGGTGAGTAAATAAACTCATATTATTATAATTATAATATATTTGTTAAATTATTTTTATATATAAAACATATATAAACATCAAAGTCGTCATATAATAAATATGGATTCTTATAGAGACGAAAAGGGGTATTTGAATTTACTTGAAGATGTTTTAACCACAGGTGAAATAAGAGAGACGAGAAATGGAATAGTTATATCAAGTTTTGGCAAGATGCTATCTTTTTATAATATATCAAATAAGTTCCCACTTATTACAACAAAAAAAATGTTTACAAAAGGGATTATAGAAGAACTCTTATGGTTTTTAAGAGGATCGACAAATGCGCGTGAATTACAAGAAAAAGGGGTTAAAATATGGGATGGAAATTCGTCAAGAGAATATTTAGATTCAGTGGGTCTTTCTCATTATCAAGAAGGTGAGTTAGGACCTGTTTATGGATGGCAATGGAAAACATTTGGAAAATCGTATAGTGATAATAAATCAATCGAAGGATTTGATCAAATTAAATATATAATCGAAGAATTATCAAAGGATAATAATAGCCGTAGAGCGGTTTTATCTGCATGGAACCCTTCACAATTACACGAAATGGCACTTCCACCATGTCATATTCTTTATACATTTTATAAGAATAGTAAAGGTCTACATTGTTCAATGACTATGAGAAGTACAGATCTTTTTCTAGGCCTTCCTTTTAATATAGCGAGTACTGCTATACTTACACATATTATTGCAAAAGTTTTACATATTAAACCATATGCAATTTCTATTAATATGACAGATGCTCATATTTACAAGGAACATATTGATAGTGTCTATAAACAAATTGATAATAAAATCCAAGATTTTCCTGAATTTGAAATTATAAAAGAAGCGCCTGATATTAATACACCTATAACCAGTAAGGTACAATGGATTAACGATCTTAAAATAGAAGACTTTGTAATTAAGAATTATAATTGCGCAGAAACTATAAAAGCAATAATGAAATAATAAATAGTAAACTAGTTTGTGTAAATAATTTAATTTTTTTTATTAGGATGCATATAAATATTTTTATATTTAGAAGAGACTTGCGAGTACACGATAACCTTGCTTTAAATAAACTAATACAATACACGGGAAATACTAATTTATACCCTGTTTTTATATTTAATCCAAAACAAATTTATAGTAAGAATAATCTATATTTTAGTAATAATGCTGTACAATTTATGATAGAAAGTTTGGATGATTTAGAAAAAAACGCACATATTAATTATTATGAAGGTGATGATATTAAAATATTAGAAGAGCTCAATAAAAAATACGAAATTAAAAATGTTGCTTTTAATCGTGATTATACACCTTTTGCAGTATCTAGAGATGATGTTATAATATCTTGGTGTAAAAAAAACAATATAAACGTGATAACTGAAGAAGACTATACTCTATTTAAAATGGGAAGTATAACAAATGCCAATAAAAAGCCATATCAAGTCTTTACACCATTTTATAATAAATGTTCACAAATTCGCGTAACTAAACCTATCAGATTACATGAAAACAAATTAAATATAATAAAGGGGGTTGTGCGATTTGATAAACATAAATATTATATCAAGAATGATATGATTGAGATGAATGGTGGCCGAAAAATTGCATTAGAAAGACTTCAAAAAAATATGCGAGATTATGCCAAATTGCGAGATTATCCATCATTAGATAATACCACAAAAACGAGTGCATATATAAAATTTGGATGTATTAGTATTCGAGAAGTCTATGAAACTTATAATGGAAACAAGGCATTACAAAGAGAACTAATTTGGCGAGAATTTTATGCACATATTATGTATAATTTTCCATATATTATTGGTCAATCTTTCAAACAAAAATATGACAAAATTAAATGGAGTAATAATAAAGAATGGTTTAAATTATGGTGTCAAGGTAAAACAGGATATGCTTTAGTAGATGCAGGAATGAGACAATTAAACAAGACAGGATGGATGCATAATAGAGTTCGTATGATAGTTGCTATGTTTTTAACAAAAGATTTGCTTATAGATTGGCGATGGGGTGAGAGATATTTTGCAACTAAACTAGTCGACTATGATCCTGCTAGCAATAATGGTGGTTGGCAATGGTCGTCAAGTACTGGCACCGATGCACAACCATATTTTCGCATATTCAATCCCGATCTACAAATTAAAAAGTATGATAAAAATTACGAATATATAAAACGATGGAACCCCGATTATATGAGCACTAAGAAAATCGTAGATCATTCTGTTAGAGCAAAAATTGCAATTGATACATTCAAACGTATTAAATAATTAACTTTTACACGAATAATTTTTTGAATGTTTAATATGTCAAATTATATCATTTCTATAAATAATACTAGTAATTATTTGAATATAAATTTTAGTTATTTTTCTTGTTATGTTATTATATCTTATAACTTTCTAAATGTAGAGAAGTAATATTGAAGGTTTTGTACTTCTTCTGAACTTTTGAATGTAAATCTTTCATAGTAATCTGTTCGTTTTTATTTAACAAACTAATAGCATATTGAAGATATTGTTTAGTGATTTTGTAAGATATATAGGGTTCTATTTTCTCTTTGTAATGTTTTTGTCGTCTTGTATCTTTTAACTCATCTATACAAAGATTTTGGAGAACAATTTAATATATGACAAACATCTACATTTTAAGTAATATTTAACAGCTATGTTTAGACATTCTAAATAAAGTATATAAATATATATCATTTTAAATCTGTAAAGGTAAAATTATATACAAATATTAAAATGAGTTCTTACGCAACTGTAGTTACAGCATACTATGAATTTAAGAAGAAAAAACATCATTCAGATAATTACTATAAATGGATGAAATTTTTCTTAAGTATTAATTGTTATATGATAATTTATACAGGAGATTATGAAAGTGCGAAAAAAATCAAACTTTTGCGACGTGGTCTAGATGATAAAACTGTTGTAATTGTTTTACCATTCGACCAACTTTATTGTAGTCAGTTTATGGAATATTGGAAAAAAGATTACGAAAGAGATCATGAAAAATATCATGACCCCGCACTTTATATTATTTGGAATGAGAAAACTGCATTTATAAAAAGAGCTAAGGATTTAAACCCATTTAATACAGAATTCTTTTGTTGGACTGATATTGGTATGGTGCGTGAAGAATATTACCTACAATTTATTACTACTTTTCCATCAAAAAAAATGCTAGACATATACGAAAAGAATAAAATATATTTATTAAATTTAGAACCTTATACTGATAATGAATTAGTAACTATAAAAGATGCATGTGAAGTATTTAGATATAAAAATAATACTGGTGCTGGTGTTATTATGTGTCATATTGAAATGGTAGACGTGTGGTATGATATTTATTATAAAATGTTATCAAGATTTATGGAAAAGGACTTATTTGCAGGTAAGGACCAAAGTATTATTAATTGTATTTGTGTTATTAATCCAAAAATGATTAAACTTATTAGACCAAATAAATCACCAATTGATCCTTGGTTTTACATGTTGTTTTACTTTACAGACATTTATTATGAAAATTACCTAAATTATTTTACATAAAAGGGATA